ATATTATGAAAAAAGTTATAAGACTAACAGAATCTGATTTAATTAGAATTGTTAAAAGAGTTATTAATGAGCAACCATCTAAAGAAGAACCAACTAAGATTAAATCACCTTATATTTTAGATAAAGTTGAAACAGCTATAAAAATAACAGGTAAAATAAACTCGACAGACGAACTATTAGATAATTTAATAGGAAAAAAACTTTATATTTATAATAAGCCTACAACATGTAATACATCCGCAATGAAAAACATGATAGGAGGTAAAGAAGCGACAACTGACGACACAATTTTACCGTTTCCGTACATTATATCTGTTGCTAAAGTAAATTCAAAAGAAGCATTCATAGGTAAAGAACTACCTGTACCAAATGTAAGTTTTATTTACATGGAGTTAACGCCAAGTCAAGAAAGTTATGAGGATAAAGATTTAAGTTTAAAAATTGAAAAAATTACTTTATATATTATGTGGAGAAAAGAAACTGGATGGAAAATACACTCTGGAGGTGGAGGTAGAAGACAACCTGTTTACAATGCATGTTTAGAAAAGGCTCTTAATGAAATGTTACCAAATGGTTTGGCAACAGTTAAAAAAGAAAAAACTGATTTTGGTTATGTACCAAAGGATAGAGAAAATTTGGCTTAAAAGATAATAAAAATTATTGTATTTATTTACTAACCCCCTCCATCGTGAGGGGTTTTTTATTTTAAAAAATATTTATTGTTATTATGAGAATTTTAAAAAGTTAATATATTTATATATAAATTAAAATATTATGAAAAAAGTTATAAGACTAACAGAATCTGATTTAATACGTTTAGTTAAACGAGTTATTAAAGAACAATCCCAACCCGCTACAAATCCTGGTGAAACCCAAATTTCAGGACCATTTTCTAAAAAGGGTCAGGAATCTGTTAAATATTTTGTTTATCAGAAAGGTGGTAAATTTTACATTTATATGAGTACCCCTCAACAATTAACACCAAAATTATCTAATGGAGCCATCTATAATAATAAAGGTGCGGGATATAATACTGAGCGTGAAGCAAATCAAAAAATTAATGGACTTATTGCCCTATCAGGTCCAAGTAACATTGCACCGGCATATGAATAATTAACTATATAAATTAATTTAAAACCCCATTCATTTGTTTGATGGGGTTTTTTGTTTTATATTTGTCCCATGGATTTATCTAATTATACAATAGAACAACTTGTTGAATTGAAAGACAAGATTAATAGTGAAATTTATTCTTTTGAAGACGGATATTTTTATATCTGTAAAATTAATTCCTATGGGAGAAGTTGGGAAGATAAAGGTATAACAAACCCATATACTCTTCAAGAGTTATGTAATCAGTATGATGGTTATGATGGTATTCTTAATGTTTATACAAACAACCCTGATTTGAATATTTATAACTATGGTGATGTTAAATTCTTTCCTACACGTGAGGACTACGAGAAGTGGTACAAATATTCATATTTGAAACGACAAATTCCTAATATAGAAAAAGAATTGGAGGAATGGGAAAATCGAGATAATGTTCCATTTAATCGTCGTCCATTATTTGCTCCCATCTATTCAGTTGAAACTATTGAGGAGTATAAGAAAGAAATGTCCGAACTTGAGGGGACATTTGTGGAACCTGTTAATCTTGGGAGACATTTTGAGGAAGAGTAAATTTTGTCATCTCAAAAACTTTTTGTATATTTATGTCATATAAAACAATATTATGAAAAAAACTATTTTATCTCTTATCTTAATTTTCTCTGTATCATTATTTTTACAATCTTGTCAAACACAAAAAGGATACAACTATTCTAAACATCAAAAACACAGTAACTCAATGCACCGAAAAACACAACGTGTGAATAAAGGTGGTAACCAATTAAATCATAAGTGTACCCCTCATAGATAGAATTAATAAAAAACCCCTTAATTAGAAGTTTTTTGTTTCTGAAAGTATTTATATATAAACCATATATTATGAAACACTTATTAAACGATTTATCTGAAGAAGTAAAAAACTCAATCCGTGAACAACATTCAGGAGGTAAGAAAATTGTTATCGAAAACTTTAACAAATTAGTTAATACTAAATCAGGTGATGTTAAATTATTTTTAAAAGAACAAAATACAGAACTTTCAAAAAGTCCAATAACTACTGTTACCGAATTGACGGGTGCTGATTTAACTAAGTTTTATAATGTTATGATTGCGAAATATCAAAAAGACAAAAGTTTTGATGGTTTAACAATTCATAGTATGTTATTAAGTAATAGAGATAAAAATACTAAAGTTAGTGATATACAAGGTTACATTAATAGTGAAACAGATAACAAACCTGACTTGATGACAATTTATAAATCAATATCTGATAATGAAAAAGACATCCTTGCGTCTGAGGGGGCAAAAATAATGAAAAGGTAATAAATTAAATAATAAAATCCCCTTAATTGGGGATTTTTTGTTTCACTAATATTTATCATTAATGAAATATATTATTAGTGAAAATAAAATGTCAGGTATTATTTCAAAAATAATCAAATCTTATTATGGTGATATTGAAATGGCAGTTGATGAAGATGATGGATATATTCATTTTTTTAGTAGGAAAGATATTGATAGTGATGGTTACCCTGTAAGAATCGCCCACAGAAATAATCATGGTACTTTATGGGTTAAATATAACTTCTTAACATATGTTAGTGATTTAACAAATCTTAATAGTGATATTATCAGTGATGGAATTATGAGTTATATTAAGGATAATTTTGGAATTCCAATTAAACAGGTAAATATAGAATTTTAAAATGAAACTTGTAATAACTGAAACTCAACAAAATAAGATTCTGAAAAATATTATTTCAGATTTAAATAAAGAATTTCATTCTCGATATGAAATTTGTAAATTTGAAATTATCCCTGATGAGGATTTTGATGATAACCCAACTATCAAATTAAAGATTGATAAAAAATGGGTTAATCAAAATATGTCAGAAAAAGGATTTGAGGGTAAATTAGAATTAAAAAAAATTATTAAAGACGCAATAAATTTTATTGAAGACAAATACGGGGTTTATTTGACGATATTACCATATTCAGGTAAATGTTAATTATATGAAATATAAAATGTCCGACATACAACTTAAAAAGTTAATTTCAACAATGGAAACTAACTTGAATAGTTATTTTTCAAATGATGAAAGAATTTGTGGATTTAAAGTTTTTTTAAATGACGATGAAAATCCTGAGGAATTATTGGATGTGTATATTTTATTGAAGAAAGAATGGGTCGATACTGATTCTTGGTCAACTCTTCGTACAGGATATATTCAAGACGAAGTTAAGAAATATTTAAAAGACCTTACCCCTCTAACATTTGGGGTTTATCACTACGTGAAAAAATGTTAATAATCCCTTTATTATTTTTTTTAAACTATTATTTTATAATATGAGTTACGAACAAAAAGCACAAAGATATCAGTATCTTTTATCTGAATTTGACAAATTATCTAATGAAATCGCTTCAATTAAGGGAGAAAGTCTTGAACTTAATGAAAGTCAAAACCAAAGAATTTATAATTTACAAACAAAACAAAGTTTTATTGTAAATGAAATGTCAGGTTTAATGGGTTAATTACTTAGATAAGTGAGTCATTAACACACCACCTAAAGCGGTTGCATGAACTTGTAAATGATTGATAGACTCCATATCAAGTTTAGTTTTACGCTTTGTATAATCTATACCTAATGTTCCTATAAATTTATCATCAATTGATTTAATTGCAAATAAATAACCTGATTTACAACCACTTTCTTCTGCAATATATTTTAAACCAAATGTTGAGATTTCTTCATCTTTGAAATCAGGAATCTCAATAACGTCGTTTTCTAATAATTGATTGATTGATTTACTAAACAAATTAACTGGAATATTGTTGAAGTTTGATTGTATTGAATTAACACCAGCACCAACTGTCTCATACATTATACTAAATTTAGCCATTGACTTACCTGTTGGATAAAAATTACCTCCGTTATGGAATTGAGTAATCCAAACTCTGTCAGCTTTGAACTCTTCTCTAATATGTTCAATTCTTGATGTGATTAATTCACTTACTTTTAAAGTTTCTTGAACCAAATCTGGTTTCTTTTTCTTTTTGTCCAAATAGTTTTTAACAAACATAATAGATATTGGACCTAACACACCTGTAATGAAGGCTACGATAATTTCTGGAGATAAATTCACTATGTTAAAAATAAAATTTTATTTATAATTAATAAATATAAATGTTTTTATAAAGTTCAATAAAAAATCCCTATTACAGGGATTTTTTTAAACATCAAAATAAGTTGGTTTAGTTAACTGAAACAACTTCTAAATCAAAGATTAATTTTTTACCGGCCAATGGATGGTTCATGTCCAAAACCACATTATCACCTTTGATTTCTTTAACTGTCACTTGAACAGGACCATATTGGTTTTGTCCTTGCAACACATCACCTGTCTGTACTCCCTCAGGAACGTTAGACAATGGAATTTCTTGTACGAACTCTTCATTGTAGTTACCATAAGCATCGTGTGCTTCAATCTCTACAATTTTAGATTCTCCGGTCGCCATACCGATAAGACCATTCTCAAAACCAGGGATTAACATACCCTGACCCAAAGTTACGTCAAGAGGTTCTCTACCTTCTTGTAATGAAGTATCGAAAATTGAACCATCTTCCAATTTTCCTGTGTAGTTTACGGATACACGGTCACCATTTTTAATTGTACTCATAAAACAAGTATATTAGTTTACTTTAAAATAATCAAATGTTATTGATATTTATTTATATATTTTATGAAAAACTTATTTGAAATTTCCATTGAAGAGAAAAATAGAATTTTAGAAATGCACATAAGTGCGACTAAAAAACAATATTTAGTTGAGAGTACTCGAACCTTAAATATTACTGTAAAAGACGAAGAAGGTAACCCATTGTACGGCACTTTTATTGCGGACAAAGGTGCAACAAATGAAATTGGTGCATATACTAATGCGGCAAATACCGATAGTAATGGTAAAGCAACTATTAACAATTTTATAGGTCCGTCAATTATAGCTCACATGATTACGTATTCTGACCAAGAAATCACTCCTGATACTGATAATGTTAATATCACTCTTGTACCAACTCCTAAAATTGGAAAAGCGTTAATTGTTGATTCTAAAAAAGATTTTTTTGGTAGAGTTACTAATAATGACGGAGACCCAATTGAAGGGGCTAAGATATTTGCATATAATAATTTAAAAAGTGAAACTGAAGAAAATTATAGTAAAGAATATTATTCAAATGTGAATGGAGATTTCAATGTCTCAAGAGAGAATTACAACATTGCGGAAATTGAGGCTAAGGGGTATCAAAAATTAAATAACTTAGATGTATCTGAATCAGGGACTACTAGAGAAGATAGAAAAATTATTAAATTAAATCTAATTCCTGAACCTGAACCACCATCAGTAATCCCACCTGAATTAGAATATCTAATTGGTAAAGAATTTCTATTCCTTGATGCAGACAGAAAAAGACCATTACAAGGTACAATTGAAACTATATACTATATTGATGATAATAAGTTAAAGTCAATTGAATTTACTTTATCAAACATTGATGCGGGTAATACATATAAGTTAACTTATAATTGTTCTCAGGCGGCATTTAAAATAAAAAATGTGACAAAATCTGCAAGTAAATTAAAAAGTATTGTTAAAAGTATAGGGACATTTGTTCAAGATGATTTTTTATACTCAACTGAATTAAAAAAATATTTAAAAAATAAAACAAAAATTTGTGGTTGGAACCAAACTACGTAATATTTATATTAAAATAGAGAATTATGAAAAAGAAAATAAGATTAACAGAATCAGAATTAACAAATTTGATTAAACAAGTTGTTGTTGAAAGTAACAACAAAAAAAGAAGAATCAGTGAACAACCTGAAAATTTCTTTAACCCTGAAGCTTTAGACTCAGGAGAAGCAATTATAACAATGGTAACAACTATTATCGGAATGTTAGGAATCGCAGGTTCTCACTACATTAAAGCCGCAATCAAAAAATTAAGAAGTGCTGGTAACGATAAAGAAGCTGAAAAGGTACAAACCGCTTTAGATTCTGCAATGGAAAACGTGGACTTAGACTCTTCAAATATGAGGGAAAGTCGTATTCTAAGAAGAAGAAGATAATAAATAAACTTTAAATATGTTAAAACCCTCATTTTTTTGAGGGTTTTTTTGTGCATTTAAATTTTTTGTTTATATTTGTAGAACAATTAACACCAACACTACTATGAAAAACTTAAAACTAAAATTGACTTCAGCGATGTTCGCTCTTGTATTATCAGTATTATTAATGGTAACCTCAAAATCATTACCTGTATTTGTTTTAAGTGTTGGTTTTATCCTATTACAGACAGTATTATGGGGTAAGTTGATGAAAGAGATTAAAGAATAAAAAAATCCCCTCATTAGAGGGGATTTATGGTTTATACTGTTACTTCTTGTTGTAGTAGTTCGTAAGCTCTTGCCAAACGGGTCATTCCAATTCCTCCACCGAAACGTGGGAAGAAATCGTGTGATAAGAACTCTTCCAATTCTTTTTCCACTCTTTCTTTTCCAAATAATTCAAACAACTTGGCAGAATAACCACCATTTTCTATTGTGTAAAAATTATTTCTCATTTCATTTACGTTAGAACTTCTTTCTGCAGAACCGATAGTTTCTTGTCCGTAAAGTATTACATCTACTTTATTGAAGATTTTGTTCACACCTTCTCTCATATTCCAAAATGGGTTTGTTCTGTATGGGAAATTTTGTAAAGATACAACTGGTCCTTTCTCTTCCCACATTCTTGTCTCGTGTTCGTTTTCTAAAATGGATACCCCACCATATTCTTCACAAACATCGTCGTAGTTAACTTCTACAGGACTATCAAATCCTAAATAATCTAAAAGTTCAGATTCAAGTTTTAACATTTCTTTCATCCCACCTTTTGATTCAAACTCAAACATTGGAAAAATCATCTCATGACGACCTGGTATTGGGTCTTTTTCTTGTCTATAAGACGTTGAAATACAATACACACCATTCCATTCAGGATTTTTAAGAAGTTCGTATTCTAACCACATTTGACCCGTTTGTGGTAGTGGCCATACTTCTCCTTGGTAATTAAATGTTGTTATTGAATGTGGGTTTTCACACGCTGCCAAGATTGACAATCTTGATTGAGTTGGAACTTCTTTAAATCCTTTCTCTTGAAAGAATGTTCTCATTTTTTGAACTAACTCGTTGTAAGTTTCTGTGTTTTTCATTTTGTTTTATTTATTGTTTATTGTTTACGTATGGGCAAAAAAAATCCTGACAATTGTCAGGACATTATAATTAATTTATATTGGTTGTTTCGTAATTTTTTTCTCATAGTTTTATTTAAATATAGTGTAATTTAAAAAAACATCAATTATTTTTTGTAATATTTATAATATATGAAAAATTTAATTTCTGAAATCCGAAGGTATCAACAATTGTTAGAATTAACAGAGCCTAAATCGGGTATTAATGAACAAAAAATAACAATGCCTGATATTACATCATCCTCTGATAGTACAATGACTAAGTATGACAAACCAGAGCCAATTGTCGAACCTATTAATTTACCTGACGAAAGTAATTTACAAGATGGTACAAAAATGAAAGTAAGTCAGCAATTTTGGAATTATATAAAAAATTCAGAAGGTTCGTCAGGAAAAAAAGGACAACCAAAAAAAGGTGACCCATACTTACAGACATACAAAGATAATGTTGGTGTCCCAACTATAGGATGGGGGCATACTGGTGATGATGTTAGAATGGGTATGAAAATTAGTAATGCAAGAGCTTTGGAATTACTATATGAAGACGCCACAGAAAACGCAAATTGTGTTAGGAGATTTTTGAGCGAATGGAAAGAAAAAGGATTGAAAAGTTATATGATAACTCAAGGACAATTCGATGCGTTGGTTTCAATAGTATTTAATGCGGGGTGTGAGGGAGTTAGACTATCAAATTTTATCAAATTTACTAAAGTTGGTGACCATCAAACCGCCGCGAAAGAAATTACGAATTTTAAAACATTAGGATTAGAAGGTTTAAAAAACCGAAGAAATGCTGAGGTTGAAATGTATCTTAATGGTAATTATAATATATCTTAATATTTATATAGTATGGGAAAGAATATCACTATAACAGAAAGACAATTAGAAAAGGTTGTTAAAAAATTAATGAACGAGAATGCTGCATATGTTATGTCATTTGATGAATTCATGAAACATAAAAATAAAGAACAACAATATCATTGCGGATATGAAAATCTTTGCTTTTTAATTAAAGACGGAAATCATCAAATTGACCTGGACGAAAAATTTCATGAGAAACATAAAATTCCTAACGGAATTGGTGGGACCATTTACCATGATGGAAACAATGTATATTTCTGTCCTGATTTTGGGGATGATAGACCAAAAAGAACAATCCAAGTTTATTAATAGTCTATTTTAATTTCAAGTTCGTTACTACCTTGTGGGTCTTCGTAATTTAAACTGCAATTTAATTCTATTGTCTGTTCGTCAATTAAAATTACAAACTGACCTTGTCCACCTTCATTATTTTCCCACCCTCCAAAATTTGAGTTTAACATATCATACATAAAATCTTCAAATGATGCGGGAATTCTAATTTGGTCAATATCACCACTATATCCATTATCTTCAATGTACCCACTATCTCCACCACCACTAAAATCAACTTTAATTTCATTATGTCCTTCGGTTTTCCATGACTGAAGAATCTCAATCATCTCAGGGTCTTCAATTTTCTTTGATGTAAATCTAGTGTCACTTGCAATAAAGTATGTTGTAATATCAACTGATAATGTTTTCTCTTTCACATCAAAAATTATATCTATACTACTGCTATTTTCATCGCATTCAATTTCATCTATAAAATCCATTTCAGAAATTTTTTGATACAGATTTTCTAAAAAATTTGAAATACTTGCGGGGATATCAATATTACCTGATTCAGTTGATGGATTAAAATACCAATCTAAATCACACCCTAAGTGATAATAAATGTTTTGATATAATTTTTTTCGACCTTCACTACGTATTAATCTATCCAAAAGTTTAAAAACTTTTTTTGATTGAGGTTCATTTAAATAATTTGACAATTCTTGAGCATCCATAATAATAAATATTAGTCTTCAAATTCTAGTTTAATAGTTTTCATCATCCACAATGGTTTATTTTTTGATTCAATCGCATCTATCCATTCTTTTGCCGTTGGGATGTAGTTATTACAATCTTCTTTAACGTGTTGTTCTCCGATATATCTGGTATATACTGTTTTTCCATCACTATTTTTAAAGTCAGAACCAAAACGTTTTTCCATTTCAAAAATACCTTCTGAATGATGTCTAAATATTCTGTGTGTTGAATGTCCGTACCATGCTTTAGTCTCGTCCATCCATTCGTGTAAATGAATATAATCTTCCCATCGTCCTCCAAATTTCTTTGCGGACGATTTTGAATGTATAATTGGATGTGCCATATTAGTGTTCTATTGAGCTTGTTAACATTAAATCTAAATCAATACCCATAAATTGCCAACCCTCTTGAATAATAATTTCTAATCCTTCAGGAAATACCTCAACAGCAAATTCAGGATTGGTTGGAATTAATTTTGCCGAGATACGGATATTTTTTATCCCCCTTGAATACTCTAACTCAGTTATTACTATTTTAGAATTTTCTCCAAAAAGAACATCAATGTCTTTTTTATATAATTTATTAATTACTCGTTCAAAATAAGTTTTCATTGTTAAACTAAAAGAACTTTACAAATGAAATTTTGAATTTTTTCATTATAATACATTTTAGAAAAACTTTTCAAATCTTTTCTAATATCCAACCAATTAAACACATCGAGGTCAAATCTCTTTAACCAATAGTCATGAATTTTATTATCTTCAACAGAAGTTACTAAATCAATAAATGATTGGTTAACATTAAGATTATTGATAAAATCTGATTTATTAATTTCAATCGTTATTTCAAAATTAACAAAACCATTTTTTATTGAGACATCGTTAATTTCAATATTTTTAATTATTGGGTAATCTCTTTTAATAAATTTATTAAATTTTGACGACAATAATTCAACTCGGTTCATTTGTGTTTCCTTTATTAGTAAATATAGTAAATTAATTTGACTAAACAATATTTATATGTTATGAAAGTTAGAATAGTTAATAGAAGTAAAAATTTATCTAACGATAGATTAAACGTTATACAATCATTTTTCATATTTGCTCATGATAATTCTCCTCTTAAAAAAGATTTACAAGTTGTAATGTTAGATGTTAAAATTGGTGATATGACAACAGGTAGTGAAATATCAGGACTTATTAAAATATTGGTGTCAGATATGAAACTTATTGACATTATTCAAACTTTATCACATGAATGGACCCATGAGTTCGCAAGACAAAGAAAAATCAAATTACAAGGGTCTAATACAGAATCACAAGATGATTTTGAAAACAATGAAGGTGGGATAATGACAAGAATGTTTGAAAAATCTCATCCTGAATACGAATCTTTATTTTATAATTAAAAATATTATGTATATTCACCCAATGGAGAAAGAATTTGAATGGGTTAAAAAAATTATTGATTCAGTTAATTCTGTGAATCAAATTAATTCTTGCGAAAATTTAATATCATTATTTAAAATACGAAATTGGTCAGATAATTTTAATTCAGACGATGAATTGGGTTATAACGGATTAATAAATTACCTTGAGTCCTCTTTAAAAAAGAAAAAGAATAAATACGAAATTGAATAAAAAAAGGGACCTAAGTCCCTTTTTTGTTATCTAGCGATTGGTGGTGGGGATGGTTTAGCCCCGTTTAAATATGAATCAACAACTCGTTTAACAAGAGCTCCTGTACCCCATGGAGATGCGGCCCATCGTCTTGAAAGTTCTCTTGGACCCGCATCGTCTTTAAATCCTCTTACAATGTCTTTATAATATCCTAATCTTAAAGTTTCTACAGTCGCGTCAATTCCGTCCTCCTCACTAAGGTAACTTTGAACTCCTGATTTACATCCTCCAAAATTATCACGTTTAAGTACGTTATAACAACTTGACCCCATTTTTTTCATTGTTGTATTAAATGGGTTAAATCTTGCTTTAGCACCTTCAGATTGTCTAATAGCCTTTAAAAAAGTTAAATTACCTTCAGTAACAGGTGCTCCTAAATCTTTTAAAACTCTTTCGTAAAATTTATCATCATTTGATGAAGAGAACATACTACTCGATATACCTAATTTTTCTTTTTCTTTATTACTTAGATAATCATCTTTACTGAAATCTTCGATATCTTCGTCAGACGCTTTAACATTAAATCCGGCCTTTTTTAATAACTCAGATGGAGATAAATTAGGGTATTTTTGAACTAAATTATTTACCTGTGTTTTTACTACATCACCAAATAAGTAATTCATTAAACCCATTCTCAATAAACCCGCAAATAATGGGTTCTCAACTAAAAGGTGTTGTTTACCTTCAGTTATTGTTTTTAAAACTCTTTCAACTTGTTTTTCTTTTCGTGTCATAATACTATAAATATATCTAAATGTTAGTTTTCTTCATTTTTAGCATCATCAGATATTATTTCACTATTATCTTTAGATTTTCTGTATCCAAGTAAAGCAGCACCAATACCTGTAAGTACTATTGATTGTGTAATAACATCAATATCTTTGTTTAAGAACATTTTATCTATACAACCCATAAGGAATGTTAATCCTCCGATAAAGACGATGTAAAGACCCGCAGTGCCACTTCCTGATGTCTTTCCTGAACTATTGGAAGTCATCTCGGCAAATGAAAATTGTTTAATGTTTCCTATTTGTTTTTTAATAAATTCTTTCATAATTATCTCCCTTGTCCTTTGTAAGGTTTTTTGTAATTCTTACTTGTTTTATTGGATGTAAATTTCTTTGTTGATTTACCTGATTTTTTAGTTCCAAAGGTAACCTTTGCAGCTCCTGTTGATTTTGATGTTTTCGCAGCCATGTTTTAATGTTTGCTTATAAGTATTCTCTTTTAACATATATTTATTATAAAATGTTTTAATATGAGAAAATTATTTGAAATTGATGAAAGTGAAAAGCAAAGAATACTTGAAATGCATATAAACGCAAGTAAAAATCATTACTTGATTGAACAAAAAAAGGAACCTCCTAGAAAAGATGCCCTTAAAACAGAGGTAACAAACACTGGTGAGTATGAAAACAACATTTTTGGTTTAGGTCCGTTTCAAAGTAGAACTGTTCCAGACGATTCATGGGCTGGACGACTTGGTGTTTTAGTTTCAGGTGAAAATTTATATTACGTCAAATATGATAGAAATATAGAAAATTACACAACTAACGGTGCGGTAGATATTAGTGGAAAACCTGAAGATTTTACTGTTGATTTAAACACAAAAACAGTGACAAATAATAAATTTATTACTAATATGTCGATAGTATCATCATTTGGAGGTTTTAGTTCAGTTCTAGATAAAGGAGCTAAACCAGGAGAGTATCAGGTACTTTCAAAATTTCCCAAAGGTTTTCAAACGGTTATGATAAACTATCCTGAGAATAACGCTCCTTCTCAGATAGAAAAATTTGCCCCTTATTTATGTACTGTTGTATTGGACGTTAAAAAGATTGAACTCCTAATTCGAGACGGGGTAAATAACCGAGTACCTAGTAATTCATCAACAATAAATTTATTACAATATTATGTACCAAAAAGTAAAGAAGAGTGGTATGTTATGAGAAACAATCTTGATTCGAAAAACACTGAGACAAACATAGACTTTAGTGAATGGTCATTTAGAAAATTTAAAAGAAAAAAAATAGCAATTTTTTTAAGTGATTGGTGGCCCAATTCGTCACATGGAAAAACAAAAGTTACAGACCCTACTCCTAAACCACGTGATAGATTTGTTCCTAGAAGTGTCGGAGGAAATGTAGGGGAACCTTTTATTTTTAACAAAACTCAATTAGCTCCAGGTGGTGAAGCTCAAATCAAAAAATTCGTAGACCAATTTTTATTTCTTAAACGAACTGACCCTGACTTGTATGACACATACATAAAAGAGCTTAACAAAAAGTATGAAAAAACTGGAATCAATGTTTACGCCTATTCATCTATTGATAATGACCCTAATGAAATTATTACTTATGTTGAAGGTATTGATGGAAATGCGGTTGATAAATGTGGAGGTAAACAACTAAGAAGTTTATATAATAAATGTTTATCGGATAGAAGAGCTGAAGTAATTGCGGCAAGACTGAATAAGGATTTACCTGATTTTCCTGACTTTATAGGTATAGGTAAAGGTGAGAGTAAAAGTGTTAACGGTGTAGGATGGACTAAAGGAAGCCCAACTACTGAGCCCCAAACCTTACCAAATAGAAGGTTTGAAGTTGACCTACCTGAATATTCTGACGTAATACCATCAAAACAATAATTAAAAAAAGGGACTTTAAAGTCCCTTTTTTATTCAATACAAAATGGGATAGAAAAATCGAATTCGATGAAATATTCCTTACCATTCTTTGATTTTTTTACTGAACAACTTGCCATTGCAAATGCCCCATCTTGTATCATTGGAGCTTTTTGAATATTTTTGTGGTGCGGGGATGTACTCCATCCAATAATTGCTCTATCTGCTAAATCTTGGTAAGTTACAATGTTTACATTAGAAATACTTGCTGCAATTTCAAAAGTTAGGAATCTAGGTCCGTTAGTTTCAGAAACTAATAAAGTTACCTTTTGTTTTTTAACTAATTCTTTAGCCATGTTATCTCTTAAAGGTCTTGTTTTCCAAATATCTCCTTCGTCAGGGTGAAAAAGGTAGTTAGCATTCATCATTTTTACAGTGTTTGGTTTTGAAATATTGTTGTATAATACATCAGACCAAACTACAGAATCCGCTCCAACAGATAAACGAAACTCAATCATCTTATGAAATAAAACTTTTTCAAATAACTTTTCATTGAAGTTATTAACATCAATAACTTGGGTTTTAGCCACCAAACTTGTTAAGACTAACACTAAAGAAAGAAATAAGTTTTTCATAGTTATTGACTTTTTAATTATTTCTACAAATATACTACAAATATTGGTTTTCACAAATATTTATAATAAAGAGTTTGATTTTATTCAGATTCATAAACTTTAAACCCAAATAAATGAATAGTGATGACTTGGAGACAAATATTCCGCAAAAATGTTGCAACTTTTTGTCTAATGGCTGGAATGTTTTTCAACCCTTTAGGATTCGACATCATTTTCAAGACAATATTAGATGTGACGAATTCTTATTGGATTACCACAAGTATTTTTTATGGTGTTGCTCTATTATTCTTTGGATTATATTTTTTATTTCGTGAAAAAAAATGAATTTAGATAATTTAATTAAAAAAACTATACGAGAACATATTGAACCTAAAAAATCTAAAGGTTTACAATATCATTTAAATAATAATATTCCGATAACTGAAAATGTTTATCGTCCACACTCTAAAGAATTTTTTAATTTAATTAATGAAGTTAGAGAATTATATTATACTGGTGAATTAAGTTTAAACGAGGAAGAAGTTGAATTAATTGAAACCAATATTGGTGAAAAAGTTACATTATCTAACGGACAAAAAGTTTATTTGGATATACCATTGTCAGAAGAATTCATTAACGAAGCTGAATACAATGGTAAAAAGGTTGAAATAGGTAAACCAAGAAGAAATTCAGGTGGTGGTAAAAAATACGTAGTATACGTTAAAAATCCATCGACAGGTAGAGTTAAAAAAATATCATTTGGGGATGTTAAGGGTGGTTTAACCGCTAAAGTATCAAATCCAAAGGCTCGTAAATCATTTGCCGCAAGACACCAATGTGATAAAAAGAAAGATAGATTAACTGCAGGGTACTGGGCATGTCGCCTCAATCGCTTTGGTTACCTCTGGGGCGGACGTACCTATCCAGGTTATTGGTAATATGGAACCATACAAAGATTCTGAAATTACGGAAAAATCAAAAATTAGAGTATTTGAATCAAATGTTGATTCAGGTGAACTTCATTGGCATAGAGACCGAGAAACACGATTAGTTGAGGTTATTGATGGTAATGGATGGTTATTACAATTAGACAACGAATTACCCATTGAAATGAAGAAAGGTGGTGAGTATACTATCCCTGAAGGTGTGTATCATAGAACAATAAAGGGTGATGGAGATTTAAAAATAAAAATTACTTTTATTTAGAAAATCTGTTAGCAATTTTAGTTAATAAATTCTTTAAGAAATTACCTCCTGTGGTAATTAACCCAAAACCCGCAATTGATTTTGCAATCATTTCAATATCATGTGACGAGAAATGTTGGTTATGGACCATATCATAAATCATGGGTAATAATGGAACTAAAAATGCGTAACTTAACATACTGACTAAACTAAACGTAGTCATGTTAAGACTACTCATGAAATTAAAGAATACATTTTCTAAATCTTTAGATTTTTTTACCGACAATTTAAATGTGTTCATTAATCCCTTACTTTTGATTAACTCCAATAGTTTAGATAGTACTTCTTTATTTTGATAAAAAATTACACATATAACAGCAGTCATAATTAAAGAAATATCCATATCTGATAACTCAGGATTTTTACCTTGTAACCATTGAGTTACAGGAGACATAAAACCTCCAATAGACGCTCCCCAAGTTAGTAACATTTCTAAATTAATCCCTGTTTGTTTTTTTGTGTCTGACAATACTTTTTTTGTTAACTCAAGAGATTCTTCTTGAATGTTCTTAATATTGTCAGATATTGACTCAATTAAAAGTTTTTTTTGTGATTCTGATATAACAACCTTTAGCATATTTATAAATATATGAGTGCTAAGATTAGTCCACCAATTAATGAAGGTGATAGAATTGTTGTTATTTATACAAGTGACGATGGAATACCTTACGGTACAAGAGGTACTGTTACAAGAACTTTTAAATCACCATGGGGAAATCAGTATGATGTAAAATGGGATAGTGGGTCTAGTTTATTTCTACTTGATGAAGATAAATGGATGTCTGAAGAAGATTTTGATAATCGAAAGAATAGGAAAATTACTGAAAATATTGATGAGTTAATAGACTATTCTAATGTTATCAAATATTTTAAAATGGGTAAAATAAAACGATATTTGGACTTGTTACAAAAAACAGGAATTACTAATATGTTTGGTGCGTCACAATATCTTTATTTAGGTGAGGACATTTTAAGAAAAGAACATTATAACGAAGATAGCGAAGAATTTGAGGAGTTAGCGAACATGGCAGACGAAATTAAATCTATTATGATACAAGGAGCCATGAAAATAATAGAAAAAGAGGGAAGAGAAGTTAGTGCGGAATCCGTAGGTAGAAAGATTCAAAGATGGGCACCAAAAGTGTTAAATTTTTGGATGTCTCATTACTAAACTATAAAGATAGGGTTCTGCTCCCCAAAATATCCACCAACTATATTGTAATAATAGTACTCAATCGCATCTTCTTCTGTCATATCTTTTTGAAGTGACTCTAAAATTTTATCTCTTGAGTAAAGTATTCTAATTCCTTCTCCAAATGACTCTGTAATTCCAACTATACAATCGTCAAAACCTTCTAATAGAATTGCGCCTTCCGCTAATTCATTTACTTCTTCCCTTGTCATAATGTTTTATATTCTTCTAATGTTAAACCTTCAGTGTCTTTGTCACTTATTTTTATTTTAAAAGTAAATCCTGACATTAATTTTGTAATGACTTCTCTAACGTCTTCGACTGAATCCCATTTAATACAACGTTCATCTGATGGTGAATAGGGTTCATCCACCAAGTAATTAACTATTGTACCACTTTGTAATGTTAAAAATCCGTGAGCATATCCTTTAGGTACCATCACAGAATCACCACTCTCTAATACAAAGTTTTCAACTTTACCAAAGTCTTCACTTGTTTTATCAATGTTCACTACAAAATCAATAATTTTACCTTGGATTACCGAAACTAATTTAGTTTGTGATTTTGAAGACTCCTGGAAATGCAATCCACGAAAAGTAAAAATATCATCATTAATGCTAACATTGGATTGTACCCATTTGCCTGTAATGTCTATCGGGGTGAATGACCCACGATGGTCTTTATAAACTGGTTGATTTAACGTATAAGGTTTTTTCATAGTGTAATGATAATAAATAATTATTTTAACGTCAAATAGAAATAGTCATATATTTATAGCAAAACATTTTAATTATGAAGGCATATTTTTTAAACATAACAGAAGAAGAAAAAAACTCAATCAAAGATAAACACAGCAAACCATATGATGGTTATGTTACAAGAGGTAATAATGTACCAAATGAAACTCGATTGAATGTTGGTAATTACGCTTTAGATACAGAAGGTGTTACGGTAAATAACCAAGGAGATGTTATGGAATACAAGAATAAGGACATTAACATGAAACTTAAAAAAACTTGTAATGAGTGTGGCGGATTATATGAAGGAACTATGTGCGAACAATGCTCATCAGTGAAAGAAGGAGAACAATGTGAACAATGCGGTACTGAAATAAAAGAAGGGGAACAATGTGAGCAATGCTCGACCAAAGCATATACTATGGAAGAACTTGAAGAAAATATCAAATTAAAATCTAAGGCTCCACTTGTATCAGAACAAATCAGTGAGTCACTAAGTTGGTTTAAAAAACTTATCTAATTATGATTTCAGAAATCGTTGGGTATTATTACAATCAGAAGTCTAACACATTACAAGTCACATTTAGACTTAAAGAAGATTCGGAAGATTATATAAGAGAAGACGAATTTGAAATTGATTATATTGAAAATTCAGGATACTATCTTTTAGAAGACTATGATTACGAGTCATCTGATTATCCTATTATATACGAAGAGGATACTGATGAATTAATTATTGATGAAGAAGTACATGACGAAAAGGATTATAAAGTAGATACTATAGAGTTGAAATCATTTTTACAAGAGTACTACGAGACCAACCCAAAGAAATTACCAAATTCAAATCTTTTCTAAGGTCCGACCATAGTTAACGTCAAGGTAACTTCTTTATTTTCAAAACAACTATTATCTGAACGAAGAACTAAACGTTCTAACCCGTCCTCAACAATATCAAACGTAAATGTTTTACCATTAATTTCTGTAATTATGAAACCAAATCCATGGTATTCATAATTTCTTGTAACATATGGGAATATATCAGACCATTGAGTTTGTTGATATTGGTTCAAATAGGGATTAAAATACATTTCACTATTTGAAAATTTTATTTTTGTAAATCCAACAAATACTGAATCAATCGGAAATTGATTGTCATTTAAAATTACCGTATCACTTGGGACATAGGAATTATTTGTTGAGTCTTTAATTGTTATGTAATCAATTACATACTCTCCACTAAGAGTTGGGTAAGTCGGTTCTTCATATACTTCACAAGAAGTTAATATTATAATCGATAATAGTATTAAACAAATATTTTTCATATTGCTAATATACACATTATTTGTAATGTTACTGATATTTATTTTAAAAATGGTAAAAGATATCGATTACATAATAGATTTACTTAAAACCTACACAATCAACGATACCCCTAAAAAAACAAACGGGGAAATGGATGAACAAGAAGGTGGGGACACAGGTGGTGGAGGTGGCGGTAAAGCAATGCCAAAATGGGCTGACTTATACGCAACTAAAAGAGGTAAAGCAAATATGTTAGGTAAAACAGGTGAAGTATGGAGCGCTGGACTTACTCGTGGTGTCGGAAATCAACTTTGGTAATGGAAAATAACAAGAAAGAAATATTAAAAAGAGTTTTATTGTTAATGAAATATGACAATAAAAAAACTTTATCTGAAAATTATGATAGAGTAATTTCTGAACAGTCAGACCCTAATATACAATTACCAACTCAAAATTTTACACCAAAACCTAAATTTTTACCACAAGATTCAGGAGGTCCACCACCAAAAATAGGTTCAAGTACTGATGTAATTGCTAAATGGATTGACGACAATTCATTTTTCAAAACTAAAGAATGGGAGTCATATTTAAATACGTATATTGACATTATTTCACATATGTCATTAAATGAGTTATTGAAATTACAGGCAACAATGTCTAATAGAACTGGAGCAATTACTGATGGATTACCAGGATTTAAACCACACGAAGATATATTGTACGCCTCAGGTTCTAAACCACCTAAAAGATATGGATACACTTTAACATCTTTAATTTTAGAAAACGAAATTGCTAGTAAACGAGAATTAATAGGACAAAGGGCGAGTAAACCAAATGTTACTTTAGTGACTGACAGTAATTTAAAACCTTATAAATATAAGTCAGCGTCTCAACTATATAATGAG